TCTCTCTCCTTGATCAATTCCCCTAAGTTACCGACCGGTACGGACTCAGACCCTTCTGAGTCGTCTCGCCTCTAGATCAACAGTCACTCTGCGTTACGTCGCTCTGAGTAACCGGATTGGGCTCTGGCGCCGGACTGGGGCATCTGGTTCGGGGTGGCAGCCGGGGTGATGGCCGCTAGGGGTGACTTCGATGGTAGCCGATCAGCCCCTGCCGGGCCAGACCTCCAGCACCGATCGCCTCGAGCTGCTCCGCGTCGCCCGCGACCGCCTGGTGGCGGCCGTGACCGGGGAGTTGACCTGCCGGCAGTGCGCCCGCGGCGTCGACCCGCCCCTCGCCAGCGTCGTCCGCGAGCTCCGCGCGGTCCTCGACGAGATCGACAGGATCCCCGGATCGAGCGAGGTGACTCCGCTTGACCGGATCGCTGACGGCATCCTCGTCGACCTCGACCAGCACCGCCGCGGCCGAGGTGCGGCTGGGTAACCAGACCCCCCGCGTCCGCAACGTCCCGGCCTACGTGCGTACCTACGGGCATGAGGTCGTCGACTTCATGCGCGAGATCGGCCGACCCCTCGACCCATGGCAGGCCGCGATCGTCGTCGACGCGTTCGGCGTCCGCGAGGACGGCCTGTGGAGCGCGTTCGAGGTGCTGCTGCTGGTAGCTCGCCAGAACGGGAAAGGAGGGGTCACCGAGGCCATAGAGCTCGGTGGCGTCTTCCTGTTCCGAGAGCCCTTGATTCTGCACTCGGCACACCAGTTCAAGACCAGCACCGCGGCGTTCCGCCGGCTCCAGGACATCATCGACGCCTCCGACTGGCTGACGAGGCGCGTCAAGATGATCAGCAGGTCGAAGGGCGACGAGTCGATTGAGCTGACCCGGGCCGCCGGCGGCGGCCGGATCCAGTTCGTCGCGCGCACGCTCGGCTCGGGGCGTGGTCTGACCGGCTCGAAGACCGTCCTGGACGAGGCATACGCGCTGACCGTCGGCCAGTACGCGGCGCAGACCCCGACCCTCGCCACCCTGCCGAACCCGCAGATCATCTACACGAGCACGCCGCCGGACGACGAGACCGGGCCGATGCCCGAGGACGCGATGCTGCCATCGGTGCGCAAGCGCGGCCTCGAGCGCGGCGACCGGATCGCCATGTACGAATGGTCGCCGCCGCCGGGGTTCGACCGCTCGAATCCGGACGTGTGGTTCGAGTGCAACCCGGCCCTCGGCATCCGGATCAAGGACTGGTTCCTCAAGCAGCAACTCGACGCGTTCAGCCAGGCCGGCCGGCCGCAGAAGTTCGACGTCGAGCACCTCGGCGTGTGGCGCGACGCCAGCGAGTTCGGGTGGACGGCGTTCCGGGAGGGCGACTGGAAGGCCGCCCAGGACCCGGAGTCGAAACTCGTCGGGCAGCCCGTCTACTGCATCGAGTCGTCCCGCGACCTTGCCACGATTTCCATCGTCGCCGCCGGTGAGCGCGAGGACGGGATGCGGCACATCGAGCTTGTCGACCGGTTCGCCACCGACGTCGGGAAGCTCATCGGCGGGATGAAGAAGCGGATCGAGAAGTTCGACCCGCTCGGCATCGTTATCGACCCTGCCGGCCCCGCCGGGTACCTGATCAACGACGTGCAGAAGCACTGCGACATCGACGTGATCAAGCCGGGGTCCAGGGACGTCGCTGGCGCCTGCGGGTCGCTGTACGTCGGCATCTCCAGCTCCGACGCCGAGTCCCGGGACGTCCGGGTGCGTCCACACCCTTCGCTCGACGCTGCGGCCCGCGCTGCGGTGTGGCGGGACCGCGGTGACGCGAAGATCTACGACCGGCGCAACGAGGAAGCCCCCGACGTCGCCCCGATCATGGGCGCAGCGCTCGCTGACTGGGGCTACCAGAGGGAGGCGGCATCCGCGTGGGCCTTCTTCGAGTAGGTGAGCCATGACAAGACGTGAGGCGCTGCTCGCGCTCGCCCTGATGTACGCCCTGTTCGTCGCCGGGGTCACCTGGTGGCTCGGACCCATCGCTCTCGCCGTCTCCGGCATCCTCGGCCTGGCCGCGGTCGTCTTCCTGTTCGAGAGGGTGGCCGACCGTGGCGAAGCTGTTCCAGACGCTGTTCCGCGGGAGTGGTGCGAGGCCTTCGAACGAGATCTCTCGCTATGACCTCAACTGGTACATCCAGCAGCTGAACAACCCGTGGGCGCTGTACTCCGGCGGGACCACGACCCGCGACGGCCGGTCCGTCGAGGAGGTCGAGAACAACTTCGCCTGGTACGTCCGGCAGGGCTACAAGGCGAACGGGCCGATCTTTGCCATCGTCCTCGCCCGTTTGATGCTGTTCACCGAGGCCCGTCCGGCCTACCGGCGGCTCGTCGCGGGTAGGCCCGGCGACCTCTTCGACGACGGGCTCGGCGGTCTTGACCTGCTGCGGAACCCGTGGCCGAACGGCACCACGGGCGAGCTCTTCGGTCGGATGGAGCAGGACGCGTCGTTCGCCGGCAACTCCTACACGGCGAACGATGGCGACCGGCTCCGCCGGCTGCGACCTGACTGGGTGTCGATCGTGCTGTCCGGCGACCCGGAGCAGGAGTATGAGGTCGACGTCCTCGGCTACGCGTACACCCCTGGCGGGTTGGGCCGCGGCGAGACGAAGATCTACCTGACGGACGAGATCGCGCACTGGTCGCCGATCCCCGACCCGGAGAGCCAGTACCGCGGCATGTCGTGGCTGACGCCGGTGATCCGGGAGCTGCAGGCCGACCAAGCCGCGACGGACCACAAGAGCCAGTTCTTCCGCAACGGCGCCTCCCCGCGGCTCGTCGTGAGCCTCAAGGAGAGCGTCCGCGAAGAGCAGTTCAAGAAGTTCGTCCGGGCGATGGCCGAGTCCACGGGCGGCTCCGACCAGGCGTACAAGACCATGTACCTCGCCGGTGGTGCCGACGTGACCGTCGCCGGCGCGGACCTGCGGCAGCTTGACTTCCGCGCGACCCAGGGTGCGGGCGAGCCGCTCGCTCTGGACACGCGGATTCCGACGCCGTCGGGCTGGACGACCATGGGCGACATCCAGGTCGGCGACCAGGTCATCGGCCGCGACGGCAAGCCGGCCAACGTGCTCGGCGTCTCGCCGGTCCACACCGACCGGGTCTGCTACCGCGTCACGCTGAAAGACCGCACCTCGATCGTCGCGGACGCGAGCCACCTGTGGGTGGCCGTCGACCGCGGTAGCGCCCGCCGGGCGGAGAAGGTCTACACGACGCAGGAACTGTACGACCTGTTCGTCAAGCCCTACCCGAACGGCGCCGGCGGTCACCGCCTGTCCCTGCCGGCCACGCCGATCGTGGAGTTGCCCGCCGTCGACCTGCTCGTGGACCCGTATGTCCTCGGCGCGTGGCTCGGCGACGGACAGACCGCAGGTCCCGCGATCTGCGGTGCCGACGACGACCTCGCCTTCATCTGCAAGGAGATCGAGAACCGCGGCTACGTCACCACCCGGTGGCACGTCGCGGAAGACAAGGTCGCCGTCGCCGGCATCCCCGGCGGGCTGCTGCACGCCCTGCGTGCCCTCGGCGTGCTCGGCAACAAGCGCATCCCGGTCGAGTACCTCCGCGCCTCCGTTGAGCAGCGACTCGACCTGCTCCGCGGCCTCATGGACACCGACGGCAGCGTCGACGCAACGAAGGGCACCTGCGAGTTCTCCAGCAAGGACGAGTCTCTCTCGAGGCAGGTCGGCGAGCTGGTGCGGTCGCTGGGCTACCGCGCGACGTTGAGCCGGAAGGCTGACCGCCGGTCACGGACCGGCGAGCAATGGCGGGTCTTCTTCCGGGTGGAGCAGGACCGGATTCCGTTCCTGCTGCCGCGGAAGGTCGAGCGGTGCGTCGCCGCCGGCGACGCGCACGTCGGTGGGAGCCGGGCGATCGTCCTGATCGAGCCAGTGAAGTCCGTCCCCGTGCGTTGCATCGCCGTCGACACCGAGGACCACCTCTTCCTCGCCGGCGACGGGTTCGTGCCGACGCACAACACCCGGCTCTGCGCGGCCGGAGGCGTCCCACCGATCATCGTCGGCCTGTCCGAGGGCCTCGCCAGCGCCACATACAGCAACTACGCGATGGCCCGCCGGAAGTTCGGCGACCACTGGGCCCGCCCGCAGTGGCGGTCCGCGTGCGCCGCGCTCGCCGCGATCACTACGGTCCCCGACGGCGCCGAGCTCTGGTACGACGACCGGGACATCGCGTTCCTCCGTGAGGACCAGAAGGACGCGGCGGAGATCCAGTCCACCCGCGCGCAGACGATCAACACGTACATCACCGCCGGGTTCACTCCAGAGTCCGCGGTCGCGGCCGTCATCAACGACGACGAGACCCAGCTCGTCCACTCCGGCATGGTGTCCGTCCAGCTGCAGCCGCCCGGTGGCGGCGTCCCGGAGACCGACCCGGCGCTCGCCGGCGAGACACCTCCCGGCGGCGACGTCATCGAGGGCGAGGAAGCCCCGCCGGCGCTTCCGTCCGGTGAGGCGGCCCGCGCCGCGGACGACCTGGCGCTCAAGCGGTACTGGATGACCGGTGAGGGCTCCGCCCGGTGGGCCACCTGGACCCAGCTGTACGACCACCTGAAGAAGCACATGGCCGACGAGAAGGCCAGGCAGATCGCCGCGTCCTGGTTCCACGAGCGCTACGGGAATTGGCCCGGTTCGGACGAGAACAGGGTCGCTCACGGCAAGCCACCACGCGGGGATCGGGTCGGACCCGGCTGACGGCTGGGGGTATCGATGGCCTTCCTGGTGCGCCGGTACGACCCGGACCAGCTCCGCAACCCAGACGGGACGTGGGCCGGCGGCGTCTTCGACATGGCCGGCTTCAACAACGTCGTCGAGATCGAAGGCACCTTCGGCGACCTCGCCATGGGCATCGACGACGTCGGCGATGTCCGTCTCGCGTTCCGGGACCACGGACAGGTCGTCGAACTCGACCTCGGTGCCGACGACGTCGAGCAGCTGCGCGGCTCCCTCAACGAGCTGGCCAGCGCCCGCGACGAGTTGCCGGAGGACGCCGACCCGCAGGGCGTCTACGAGGACGCCCGGTTCGGCTTCGACGACGGGCACACGGTCGAGCTGTACGGCAGCGGCGTCATCGCCGTCACGTTCGGCGCCGACGAGGACGACCCGGTGACGCTCCTGCTCGACCCGCCGGACGACGGCGACGAGGAGAGCGACCCGACCGACGACGTCGCTGACCTCATCGACGCCATCGACGAGGTGCTGCAGGGGGTGTCCGTGGACGAGGTCGAGCGGAAGTTCAACCCGAGCCAGCTGCGCGTCGGCGACGGCGTCGACGGCGGCCAGTGGACATCCACCGGCGCGACACGCGACACGCTCAGGCTCGCCGGCCGGATCGACCTCGCTCCCGGCGAGCGGCTTGTCGGCTCCGGCAGGGTCGACAGCAGTCAGGGCGGCCTCCGGATGGCGGTCACCGAGACGGCCGGCCGCCGGATGGTCCGGCTCGGGCTCGGCCCCGAGGGTTACGGCCAGCGGGACCGCGACGAGGGCATCGCGGCATGGGACGGGAACCCGTCCGCCCCGCCGCTCACCCCGACGGAGCGCGAGATCCTCGCGGCGGAGTCCGACTCGCTGGAGGACCAGTACGACGGCGCCAGTCCGGACCGCCAAGAAGAGATCGAAACTCGGCTCGACGAGATCCGCGAGCGGCTCACCACGGACAGGATCGGCTTCAACGGCACCGCGGAGCTGGACGAATACAGCATGCGCCGCCTCGCGGACCGCATCCGGCCAGCGCTCGCGGAAGCTGAGGAGCAGCTCAATCGGGAGAACGCGGCGTACGCGGAGCTGGAGGAGCTGGAACTCGACCCTGACGCCGACCCGGCCCGCCTCGCCGAGCTGCGACAGCGGGCGCGCGTGGACCCGGACAGCCCCGGCTACCACGGCATCACTTTCGACGAGGGCGTCGTTCCCGGATCGCGGTGGGGCGACGTCCACTTCGGCGTCGATCTGAGCGACTCGACGAGTGGTGTCGAGATCCGGCTCGGTGTCACGCCGAAGGGTGCCCCAGACGACTGGGGCGACGCCATCGACTGGCAGGGGTACTTCAACGTCGCCGACATGCGGAAGTTCCTCCGCTTGACCGACCGGGCGTTCGCGGACGCGGAGCGGTCCCGATCCCCGGAGAACGGCGACGCCCCCGCCGGCGGCCAGTTCGCCCCGGGCGGCGGCCGGGTCGGCGGCAAGAGCAAGGGCAAGCGCCCGGCCCCTCGCCGCCGCGGCCCCGCGCGGCCCACCGCGCCAGCCGGACACTTCTCCTTCGACGGGAAGACCGGCACCGGCTACGGCGTGAAGGGCGGCGACGCCGGCGTCCGCGGCCTCCAGGCGCAGCTGACCCGGCTCGGCGTCACCGACTCCGACGGTCAGAAGCTCGCCGCTGACGGCCGGTACGGGCCGCGGACGTGGTCCGC